CCCTCCACTTCTTTAGGAGCCATTATGCTTGCCAAACAAACTCTCGTGTTGTCGTTCTTGAACTGCCTGCTCGATTCTTATCTCGAGCTTGCAGGTCTTGACGACCTTTCACCGAGCGATTTTCTACCCGAAAAACGCGCGATGGCTGTCGACATGCTGTCGACAGCTCTGAGAGCAGGAGCGGTTATTTCCGCTGCTGAGTTTCGCAAACGTGGCTTCCTTCTGAAGTAAGGGTGTCTTCTGGGGGTTTACTGCCCCCATCCTCGGGTGCCTCTCGGCGTCCCTAAGGAGAAATGATGAGTTCAGGCAATATCCAGGTCGGTGTGGTCGGCCAGCCGTACTACTTCAAACGTGTTTGGAGTGGTGACAACGGCCGTTTCTACACCGGTACTACGATCAGTAAGTGGAATCCGTATTCGTTGCGTCTCGAACAGGATTGGCGGAAGTCCGGCCTGCTTTGGCAGCTGGTCGGCACTCCGTATCAGAACTGTTCGGGAAACGACATTTACGGTTCCTGCTATTCTGGTCCGCAGCACACCTGGCGAGGTAACGATGACCTGAAACTTATCGCCAATCTTGGCGACAAAATTCGTGGTCATAGTTTTAACCTCGGAACGTTCGCAGCCACTAGCCGTCAGGCAGTGGGGCAGACTGTGTCAACAGTCCACGCCTTTACTCGAGCGTTCATATCGTTGAAAAAAGGCAACATCTCAGACGCACTCAAATACGTCGGGTTAACCCCTGGCCAAAGGAGTGTCAAACGAGTTAAGTCAAAGCTTGACGCCGGAGATCTCTCAGGCGCCTGGCTGGCCATGCAATATGGCTGGCTTCCTACCATTAGTGACATTCACGAAGGTATGAAAGCTTTTTCTGAAGTTGCTGATTATCAACGGAAGACAACTGTTCGCGTTAGCAATACTGTTCGCGCGTTCAAGATGACTTCGCCGAATCAAAGTTGGTACCTGTGTGGCATTTCATCCTACCGGACGAAACGCTACACTTATACACTTATGGAAAATGATCCTCAAAAGGGATCTCCTTCGGCAGTCCCTTCCAAATGCCGTACGCTGGGTCTTATGGATCCAGCTAGCGTCGTTTGGGAGATTTTGCCTTGGTCCTTCGTGTTTGACTGGTTTATACCAGTTGGTACCTACCTTGAGGCATTACAAGTCCCATACCTCGTCGAACGATCCCGGCTTGCTTCTTCAGACATGGAGAAGTGGCAGGGATCTATCGATTGGGTGTACTCGGGATTTTGTAAAAGGCCTGACGCTTCGTCGAGGGGAGTGACTTACTCCCGTGCCGTGAATTCAGCTTTGGAAATTCCAAAGCCTAACTTCGTTGGCCTCGATGAAGCGATCTCGGGAAAGCGCATATTTAATGCGATTGCCCTTGCTCATCAGAAAGTACGTGGGTCTAACGGTAAGTACGGCGGGTTGTTTTAATCCCAACCTTACTTTCGTGAGACATTCCGTCAGCCATCTGGTTGACTTTTCCGGTCTAGAATACTCCTACTAGGCCTAAACTAAGGAGAACCCAAATGGGTGCTATGACGAACCTTCTCGTCAAGGACGATGCGGCTACCCCCGTCGAGTGTACTTTCCTGCCGATCCATGATATGGATGGCAAGGCCTTCTGGCGCGCGGCCATTGCCGGCGTGCCGTTGGAAGGCCAGCCTCGCATTACTGCGTGGCAGGAGAAGCTCAAGAATGGGGATTACCGTATCGTCGTCAAGACCGAGGTCCCCGTGATGGAGACCCTGGGTGCTAGCGGTACTTCCGCTGGCTATGTCGCGCCCCCGAAAGTGGCATACGTGAATACGGCCATTACCACGATCTTCGCCAACCGGCGTTCGACTGTGGCTGACCGTGCTAACCTGCTGAAGATGCATATCGGGCTCGTTCAGGGCGCTACCAGTTCTACTGGTGGCGGTACCCTGTCCAATACGGCTGCGGGTGATGCGTGGAAGAACTCCACTGCGTCGTTCCCTCTGCTGTTTACCCAAGTGATTCAGCCGACGGGTTAACTTCCGCCTGCTGGTCCTGCATCTCATAAGGAGAGCTACGATGTCACATAAGGTGATTACGCGATTTACCCAGGAGTGTTCCCTTGAGGAATCTTTATCTCTTCTTGCGGACCTGGCCAGGTTGCACGCGGAGAAAGCAGGCCCTTACACCAACGAGCTTATCGCTCTGCTGGATCGTAAGGATTTTGCTTCTCTTGTGCATTTTGACCTTGCTTATGACAGATTTGATAACTTTGATCAAGCCGTTCATGCCCGACAGTGCCTAGGCTTCTTTCAGAAGCTTGAGCCGTTGGACATTGGCATTGACAAAGAATCAACTGCATATGACAAGTTCATTCTTGCCGAAGATCAGTGTCGACAGACCAACGCACGTTTCCGATCTCTCTTCAGAACGGGTGTTTATCCCCGTTCTGACTTTGCAGCGATACTTCATCGCATGCAAAGTAAAATTGCAGAGATTTTAGGAGACGTGCCAAAGTTAGCCGACCTAAAGTATCGGTTCGGACCTGGTGCAAACACTACGGTCAAAGCCAGAGCCTCGACCCCCAGATGGAAATTGGGGGCTAAGCTCGCGTGTAGTTCCGAATTGCTTGGTACCGCCAGCTTATTGCTGGAGGAGATGCCGGCCTGGTGTGAGCTACACCAAGTGGAGGACAACGAGGACAGTTATACCGTCCAGATTGAAATCCACGAAGGCAAATTGCAATTCGTTCCCAAGAACGCTAAGACGTATAGGTCCATTGTAGTGGAGCCTATACTGAACTCCGTTGGCCAGTTGGCTATCGGAGGCTTCCTAAAGCAGAAGCTGCGTTCTTTCAGATGCGATCTATCCGATCAGAGCCGGAATCAGCAGCTTGCCAGAAAAGGGTCCCTTACGGGATCCTTGGCGACTGTAGATCTCAGCTCAGCATCTGACACCATCTCGAGAGAGCTGGTGGCCAACCTGTTGCCCCTAGACTGGTACTTGCTCCTGTCAGATTTCAGGACAGGTCGAGTACAGTACAAGGGGTCCACTATCCTACTTGAGAAGTTTTCCTCAATGGGTAATGGGTTCACGTTCGAGCTCGAGTCGCTGATTTTTTACTCAGCATCTCTGGCCGTGTGTGAATATCTGCACCTCCCGACTATTGACGTCTCTGTTTACGGAGACGATATAATAGTCCCAACAGAAGCCTACAAACTTCTGTCGGATGTTCTGGAATTTTGCGGCTTCTCCCTTAACCAGGAGAAGTCGTTTCATTCCGGACCATTTCGGGAGTCATGCGGGACAGATTGGTACATGGGTATTGATATTCGTCCTTTTTACCAGAAGACCTTGGTATCTGGGATGACGCTCTTCACTCTTCATAATTACTACATGCGTAACTTTGAATTTGAGTTCGCAGTAGTGGTTAAGAAGTTTATCCACGCTTCTCTACATCTTTACGGTCCCGACGGATACGGCGATGGCCATTTAATTGGCGATTGGCGTGCCCGAAGGAATCGTAGGATAAGAGAATGTGGCTATGAAGGCGGTCTCTTTGACACGTTTAGGCTTCGGCCCAAGCGTAATATCCGCCTGTCACCTGGTGACAGGATCCTGCCTGCATACTCGATTTATTCGAGCTATGACTGGCCGGAACCCCGCTCTAAAACTGATCCCTCTGAGAAGATGGACCATTTTGTAGTGCGGGGTAGCTCAGGATATGAGAGAATATCAATCTACACCCTCAAGTCGTGTAGCATCTTTACGACCTGAGTCTAACTAACTCATTCCCGATGTTCTGGGAATGCCGGGGTGAAATTCCCCGGTGGAGTGAACGCATTGCGTTCAGAGAAAAGGGCT